ACGATTGCTACATGGACAATGGATGCTGGATACGGCATGGACGACATGACCGTGTTCATTACATCCAATGGCGAGGTGCTTGTTTATCGCGGGGATGATCCCACTTCCACGGCATCATGGGGGCTGATCGGCATTTATTGGATTGGGTCTCCAATTGGGCGCAGATGCACGATTAAGTACGCAGGCGACCTGCTGATTATTACCCGCGATGGGGTTCAGCCTATGTCGCTGGCATTGCAATCAAGCCGGCTGAATCCGCGAATCAGTCTTACCGACAAGATACAGCTTGCCGTGTCTCAAGCGGTAACGTCTTACGGCGCAAACTATGGATGGCAGTTATTGCCATACCCAAATGAAAACATGCTGATTTTGAATATCCCTGTTTCAGAATCGTCTAGCCAGCAGCAATATGTGATGAATACCATCACGCGGGCATGGTGCAAGTTCACAGGTTGGAATGCTGCTTGTTGGGAGCTTTACAACAACGAGCCATATTTTGGCGGTAACGGGTATGTTGGCAAGGCGCATGACACAACCGCAGACAATGGAACAAACATCACTTGCAACGGCTTGCAGGCATTCAGTTTCTTTGGGAACCGCAACCAGATCAAGCAATTTACCCAAATGCGGCCATTGTTCAATGTCACTGGTTCGCCATCGGTCGCTACCTGCATCAATATCGATTACGACACTTCAGACCCGACTTCAAACATTGCCTTTGATCCGACGACCTATTCGACGTGGGGAACAAGCACATGGGGGTCTGCAACATGGGCACCGGGGGCTTCTGTGGTTGGAAATTGGCAGGGCGCTAACGGGATTGGCAGGGCTGGAGCGCCGCACATAATGACCGAAGCGCAGGGGATAACCCTGCAATGGCTGGCGATTGACATTATTTGGCGTCCTGGCGGTATTTTCTAATGGGGCTAGTCGTTGGCAAAGGCGTTGTAGAGTGGGTTGCCAAGCAAACGGCTGAATTCGGGAATTTTGGGACGGATATTGGCATTGGATGGGAAAAGGCGGGAACGCTTGTAGCGGGTGTAGCGTATGCCAACTGGAACGGGGTGGGCGTAGAATGCCATATTGCCTCAGATGGGACAAAGCAATGGCTTACGAAGAAGTTTCTACACACAATATTAGATTACCCATATAATCAACTGAAGGTAAAGAGAATAACTGTTTGTGTTGGAGAGGGAAACTCAAACAGTAGAAGATTTGTAGAGCATTTAGGGTTTCAGTTAGAAGCGCGGTTAGAGGACGCACATCCTACAGGTGCATTGCTCGTCTACCGTATGTTTGCAAAAGACTGCAAATATGTGGAGATTCAAGATGCAAAGAAAGCTGCCTAGCAAAGTTCTCTCGCAACGGGAGAAAATTCTTTGGCTAAAGTCTAAAACCCAACAAGAAGGAGAATGTTGGGTGTGGCTTGATGGATTACACAGCCAAGGATATGGCCGAATTTCCACATGGCTACATAAAAGCCAAGCGGCTCATAGGGCAATGTATGAACTAGCTATTGGGCCAATAGGAAAATTTCACGTTCTTCATGAATGTGACAATAAAAAATGCATAAATCCATCTCATTTGTGGCTTGGAACGCAGATTGAAAACATCAAAGACATGCAAAAGAAAAAAAGAAATTTGCGTCATAAATTAACCGATGAAGATGTTATGCAAATACGACGATTCAAGTTATCTGGAATAACCCAGTCAGAATTATCTTCTGCTTTTGGAGTAAGTAGGCAATCTATATGGAAAATTATTTCAGGAGCATCCCGTGTTCAAATTTGAGCCAATCTACTTCGCGCCGATAGCCAAACTTGGCGGCGGTTGGATTGCATTTAAGGATTCCCCTTCGCCACCTCCTGCTCCTGACTACACCGGGGCCGCATTAGCGCAAGGTGCTGCGAACAAAGAATCAGCCGTTGCAACCCTGCAAGGCTCGAACCCAAACATCAATACGCCGTATGGATCGCAGGCAGTCAGTTGGGCGAATGATCCGAATACTGGCAACCCAATCCCTACGGTCAATCAGACCCTAGCGCCCGCACAGCAGTCTTTACTCGACTCGCAGAACCGGCTTAGCCAGAATATTGCCGGGGTTGCAGAACAGGGTGTTAATCGCGTTGGAGAGGCTGTAGCGCAGCCTTTCGACACCAGCAACGTGCGTCCCCTTCAGGCTGACGCTGCGGCCCGCCAGCAGGCTCAGAACGCGGCCTATGGCAATGCTACGGCAAGGCTTGATCCTCAGTGGAACATGGCTGGCGATCAGAACGAAACGAAACTGCGCAATCAAGGGCTAGTCCCTGGCGGCGAAGCATACGACAACGCCATGCGGAATTTCAATTTTGGCAAGAATGACGCCTATTCCCAAGCCTATAACAACTCGTTCAATACCGGGCTTGCAGCGCAGCAATCTGACTTCGGCATGCAGAATCAGGCTAATACCGCCAATCTCCAGCAGCAGGCTTATTTGCGGTCATTACCGCTGAACGAGCTGAACGCCATGAGAACCGGGGCGCAGGTTCAGAATCCGACTTTCCAGCCGTATCAAGGAACGACCGTTCAGCCGGCACCAATATTCGCCGGGGCGCAGGCGCAAGGAACAGCAAATCAGAATATGTATAACACGCAGGCAGGGGCTGCAAACTCGTTCAATTCCGGGTTGATGGGAATGGCCGGGACTATAGGAGGAATGTATGCAGGTTCTCCGGCTGGAGGCGCAGCAATTAAGAGTCTGTTTGGATAAGGGAAATCATGGAAAAATTCTCCAAGCAAATTAGCCTGACCGACTACGGCGCAGAGTCCGAGGACATTGCCCGCCGCAGGAAAATGGCCGAGCTACTCCAGCAGCAGAGCATGGCTCCGATAGAACGCGAACCAATGGCAGGCGGCTATGTCGTGCCTACTTCGTGGACGCATGGGCTGGCGAAGCTATTGCAGGTTGGCGCAGCGGGGTATCAGCAGAGTCAGTTGAAGGGGGAAAGCAAGGCGCTATCCGCTAGAGCAAAAGCAGAGGCAATGGATTGGATAAACGCCATGCCGCAAGGCAAACCGGGGATGGCAGGATCACCGGCACAGTCTTTTGAACCGACTGCGGCTGACTATGTTGATAATCCGAATATGGTTGCGCCTGAGTCTGGACAGATTGATGTTCCGGCACAACCGGGGATCGCCGCAACGCCAGTAGATCAAGGCGCTTTGAGATCATGGGCGCTACAAGGCGCATTAAGCGGGAATCCAAATGCAGCAGCAATTGGGAGCGCATATGCGGCTCATTTGATGAAGCAGGATGATCCGTATAATTTAAGGGAGGGTGAAAAACGCTTTGGGCCAAATGGAGCAGTAATTGCAGAAAATGCAAAAACACATCCATTGCACTTTGCAAACACTGGAAGCGGCATACAAGGGGTAAATGCAACTACAGGAGTCCCTGTTGGCCCTACAACAAAAGTTGAAATGACTCCTGGACAGTCATCAAATGAACTTGAAAATAGGGGATGGGGGTCGGAATTTCAATTAAATGGCGCAACTGTTCAAGAAAATGCCGTAACAGGACAAATAAGGCAGGTAGTTAATCGACCACCTGTTACCAATGTTCATAATCCAGCACAAATGCCCGCACCAGTTGCCGTAATTACAAAGGATGGTAGAGGGGTTGAACTAGTAAAGAGGGAAGATTCAATTGGGCGTATCCCTGCCAATTTTGACGAAGAAACAAAGCGTAAGTTGGCAGGCGCTTCTGCCGGCGGCAAAATTGAGGGAGTGTCTGAAACAAACGCAAGGATAGGGCTACCAAAAACCATTGCAGATATTGCCCAAGTAAATAATGTTGTTAAACAAATGATTGGGGATGCCAATATCAATGCAGATGGAAAGATTTATATTCCGTCTGGAGGGCAAAAACCGCATGCAGGTTTTGAAGGCTCGGTTGGAGCAAACTTGCAGCCTGGTTTCCAATATATTCCTGGAACAAATAAAGCGAATTTCTATGCACTGAAAGATCAAGTAACAAGCGAAGCATTCTTACAGGCATACCAAAATAGCCTTAAAGGTGGAGGGCCAATTACTGAAGTAGAAGGCGTAAAAGGGACTCAGGCATTATTGAGAGCTAGAACAGCCCAATCAGAAGTTGAGTTTGTAAGAGCAATGCGAGAATTTGAGGCCGCGAATAATAGGATTGCACAATTTGCAAAGCAAAAAGCATCGCCAGTTAATCAACAAAGACGGTCTAGCGATGGCGCTGGTCGTGTTATTGATTTTAATGCATTACCGCAATAATGGACGTTAAATTAACTGATGGAACCGTAATTAAGAACGTCCCTGAAGGGACGACGCAATCTCAATTGATGGCTAGATTGGGAAAACTAGACCTGCAAGGGATGCAAGGTGCGGCCCTTAATCGTGAACAATTGAGGCAGCAACACGAATCAGACGCAATAGGTAGGGGCGCATCTGAATTTGCCGAAGAATCTGTTTTGCCTGAATGGTTGGCAGGCAAACCTAGCGCGACTTATGCACAAAGAGTAGCAGCAGCGCCGGGGACTAGATTTGCTGTCGGAGCAGCGGCACCTTTTATTGGCGCAGCACAATTAGGCGCTAATGCAATAGGGCAAGGGGATGGAATAAATAATCTACTGCAATCCGGCGAAGAAATGAAGCGAGCTGGAGGGGCAGATGGTTTTGATGCGATGGGGATGGCTGGTAGCGTTTTATCTCCACCAGGACTGGCCGCAATAAATGCATTAAAAATCCCCAAAACAATTGGAGGAAAAATTGCACAAGGCGGTGCAATGGGGGCTGCGTTTGGAGCAACTGCACCAGTTACCAATGGCGGTTCGTATTGGGATGAAAAGGGAAATCAGATTGCTATTGGCGCTGGAGTTGGCGCTGGAATGCCGGTTGCACTAGGGGCAGCGACTCATGTTGCAGGGCCAGCAATTCGCCATGTGTATAGAGGCGCAATTGAGCCATTTTTTCAAGGTGGCAGGAATGCGGCAGCGGGAAGGAATTATCTAACTGTAAGCGGAGAACGCGCACAAGAGCTTGCCGATGCAATGCGTGTTGAGCCTAGTTTTGTGCCTGGGTATCGTTCCACGGCATCAGAAAGAATTGCCGTATTGCCAACATCCTCAACTAAGTCAGGGCAGCAAGAGTTGGCAGGATTGCAAAAAAATGTTGCGCCATCTTCTTCTGCCATTGTTGATGTTGAACAAGGTCAAGGAATCGCATTAGCAAATCGCTTGAGGGCTATTTCCACGAAGGAAGGATTTGATAATCCCGTAATCCCATCAATTCAAGCGGCAGAATTGGAGCGCGATGCGGTAACAGGGCCGATGAGAGAAATTGCGCTTTCTAATGCAAATGTTGCTGGAGTAAAAGGGGCGCAGTTAGCTGAAAGATTGCAAGGGCAAAATAATGCTGTAGTTAATGCGTTGCAAGATAAAGGTAGATTTCAGACGTTTGGGGCGCAGCAAGAAAACCTTGCTCATGGTGGGAATGCGCAGCGAACTGGCCCGCAAATTTTGTCGGAAAAAACCGGCAATCTATCTCCATCTGCTTATCCGGTATCAGGATACCCAAGGATTCCGGGGCGCTATACGTCCAATATGGACAGAGTTCAAGAGGGGATTTCAGCAGCAGATGATACTGCTCAAATCTTAACCAATCGTAAAGCGCAAGAAGGATTGACGCAATACCAGTTGGATAGTCTTGCAGCGCATGGGCATTATCCGCTTGAGTCTAAATCAATAATCAGTGCAATTGATGGATTGGCTGGAACGCCAAGTAATGCCCCTGTTTCTCTTTATCAAGACGTTCTAACTGCTGTGCGAGACAAAATAGCGGCGCACTCTAAAAACGGAGTTATAGACTCAAGAAGTCTATACGCGATTCGCAAATCAGAAATCAATGACGTAATTGATAGATTGACTGCGAATCAAGGCACTTCAACAAAAGATCGTGCGGCAAGCCTTGTCGCGTCAATCAAGAGCGATATTGACAATGCAATTGAAGCAGCAGGCGGGAGTGGATGGAAAGATTATCTAAAAATATACGCTGAGAAATCCCGCAATATTGACCAGATGAAAATAGGTCAATCCTTAGTGGATAAATTGGTCAACCCACTAAAAGAAGGTGAATCGCGGGCTGGAGTGTATGCAGCATCTTTGCGTGATGCGGCAGGGATTGCGAAAAAAAGCAGCGGCGACCCAAGGTATAAATCTCTTGATGAAGCTCTGACGCCAGAAAATAGGTTAATTACAAGGGACGTTGAAAGAACCTTAAAAAATGAAGCGCAATCTAGCGTTCTTGGTACTGCCGGGACAAAAAGAGCATCAGAGTTAGTTGGGACTCCAGATATACAAATCCCTCCCAGTCCTTCGAGGACAGGGTTGGTTTTGCGATTTGCCGCAAGATTGATACAGGGGAAGGGCACTTCTGCTATTGATCGTCAAATGGCAAATGAACTTTTGACTAACCCGTCTTTGGTTTCAGATCGCATTGAAAAAGCAATGCAAAACGCGAATACAAATGCTGAAAGAGTTAGGATATTAAGACAATATCAACCACTTTTGACGCAAGGTATCGCAACCCAACAAGGACAACAGGAGTAACTAGCTATGGCATTCAACGGAGCAGGAGTCTATGCAGCGCCTAGCAATAGCTGGAATCCGGCTGTAGCGGGTACGGTAATCAGCGAGACTGATTGGGCAACGCTGCTGGCTGATTTGAGTACCGCGCTGACGCTGTGCATAACGAAAGATGGGCAATCGACCACTAGCGGGACGATCCCGTTTGCCACGGCGATTAATAGCACGCTGGTTACGGATTCCACGTCTATTGGCACTGGCGCGATACGCACCGCTGGCGGCTTGGGCGTAACCAAGGCGCTGTGGGTTGGCGGGCTGGCGAACGTGGCCGGCGCGGTAACGCTGCAATCGACGCTGGCGGTAACGGGGGCTACTACGCTGTCGGCGGCGCTCACTTACGGCGGGGTGACGCTGACCAATGCGGTTACTGGCACCGGGAAGATGGTGCTGGATACCAGTCCGACGCTGGTATCGCCCGCGCTTGGAACGCCGTCAAGTGGGTTGCTGACTAACTGCACAGGATTGCCCGTTGCTGGTGGTGGTACTGGTAGAGCAACGCTAACTGCGAACTATGTACTGCTTGGGGACGGTACAACCGCAGTACAGATGATTGCTCCAAGCACTTCCGGCAACGTGCTGAAATCAAACGGGACAACTTGGGCCAGCGGCGCTGGCGGTGCCTCTACTCCAGACGTTCAAACCTTCTCGGCATCAGGCACTTGGACAAAGCCCTCTGGCGGTCAGACATGGGCTAGGGTTCAGGTGTGGGGTGCCGGTGGCGGCGCTGGCAGATCGGGTACCACTAGCGGTGGCATGGGCGGTGCCGGTGGTGCCTACAATGAGGTATGGGTGCCCCTTTCTTATTTGGGATCAACCGAGACAGTGACCGTTGGAACGGGGGGCGCTGGCAGATCGAGTTCTGCGGGCACTGGCACTATTGGTGGCAATTCCAGCTTTGTCCTGACTTCGTACCCTGGTGGCTCAAAGACGATGTACGCCTACGGGGGCGGCGCAGGCGGTAGTGACTATTCTACTGCCGCAGGCAATGTGATCGGCGGCGGTCAGTTGTCCGCTGGAGGTTTAGATTCGGGGGTGCTAACTACCGGCAGACCAAGGCAAACTGGAGATCAAGGTGATGGGGCTATCCAAACGGCAACGGCGATAATGTGGGGGGGCGGTAATGTCATCGTTCAAAACATCGTCGCTCCCGGCGAGACCGTATATGGCGGTGCCGCTGGTGGGTTTATGGTGACAAGCACCGCCGTATCTGGCGGGCAATCGGTGTGGGGCGGCAATGGAGGAAACGGTCACGCGACTGCTCCAACCGCAGGAACTATCCCCGGTGGCGGTGGCGGTGGCGGTGGTGTCAACGTGAACGGTGCATCGGGCGGTGACGGAAAAATCATAGTAATTTCGTATTAGGAGGGAACATGAGCAAAATATATATGATTGTCGATGTCGCGACAGGTAAGGTCGTCAATGCGACTCGGTGGGATGGCATAAGTGCATGGGAGCCACAAGAAGGGCATATCGCTTTGGAACCTACTGACCCTAACTGCGGAGTAGGTTGGGACTACGCGAACGGCGTGTTCTCCGAACCCGTCCCGCCAGTGAAGACACTTGAGCAGACGGCGAAGGAATTCGAGGCAGGCGTGCAGGCGCACTTGAACGCCACAGCGAAAGCTGCCGGGTACGACAACATCTACACGGCTTGCACCTATGCCGACGAACCCGCTGTTGCGAAGTTCCAGACCGAAGGCGCGGCACTCAGGGCATGGCGCTCGAACGTGTGGGCTTATTGCTACACTGTCTTAACGGCGGTGCAAGCTAAGACAAGAACCGTTCCTACACTTGCCGAGTTGATCGCCGAACTTCCTACTGCTCCAAAATAAAAAATAACCACGAATAAAAAGGAAAATAAACGTGTCGGATGAAACCAAGTTTTTAGCAACAGCGCTGGATTACGCTTGGGTCGCCGTATTGGGTCTGGTAGGGTTAGTTTACAAATCCAATTCGCAACGACTCGACGAGGTTGCTAAAACAGCAGCAGCGGCATTGACACGGCTAGAGTTTGAGGTGTATGCGGAAAGCACTAAATGCGCTCGAAAAAGTATGCAGGACAGTGTGGCGGTGCTGAACGAAGGGCAATTTAAACTGTTAGAGGCTGTTTCGCGCATTGAAGGGAAATTGGAAAAATGAAAAAATTAATTGTACTGACCTTGTTTTGTGTGAACGCAACCGCTGCCGACCTGATGGTCTGCAATGGCGAATACGCGCTCTGTGCGGCTAGTGGCTCGACACCTACCGGAAAGATGATTACGGTCAAAGGCAATAAATTCCAAGAGGGTATGGCGGTCTGCCCTGTGCTGACGGGTAGAAGCATAGCGAACCCTGCTCTAATGAACAACTCTTGCGACGCTCCTCCCGGCAAGGTCTGGAGCCTTTTCAGCACCGTCACAGAAGCCCCGCAAGCGCCGAGTTGGGCGGTGGCTCCGTTGGTTCCCCGTTCGTTCATCCTTGGCAAAGATTCGGGGATGTCGAACCAGTGGGGGTACATTTGCGACAAGCAAGCCAAGAAAGTGAACAACGTACAGCTTGCCTCATGCTATGGCCCCATCAACGAATCCCCTTGGACAAATGGTCATATCAAGCAGGGTGCAAAAATTATCACTGACGCGCCGGTTGGCGTTTTGAACCCCGTAGGAGGTAATTTCTGATGTACGCAATCAAAGATATGCTGCAAAGCAAGTCACTGTGGTTCTCCGGTGGCGTTACGGCTCTTGGTGTGGTGGGATGGATCAGCGATCACTCAGGCATCATCCTAGCGCTGGCTCCTCAGTTAGGGCCGTTGCTGACCTGCATTGGCGCGGTGGGGATTGTGTTGCGAGTGCTGACAGAAAAGTCTACCGCGTGGAAAGCCCCCGTGGAAGAACGTGCAATTAACTGAGCATTTTACCCTTGCCGAGTTGACCCATACAGATCATAGATCGTTGGACAATACCCCCAATGCGGGGGAGGTCGAAAATCTGGGGCGGTTAGCTTTGTTCCTTGAGCAGGTCAAAACCCAGTTAGGGGGAAGACCTGTGATGGTCAACTCGGCTTTTCGCAGTAAAGCTGTAAATGATGCCGTAGGAAGCTCTGACAAGAGCCAGCACAGGCTTGGTTGCGCTGCTGACATCAGAGTGCCGGGGATGACCCCAAATGATGTTGTGAGGGCTGTGATGGCGTCAGGGTTAGCCTATGATCAGGTTATTCGGGAATTTGATAGGTGGACACATCTGAGTATTCCAAATGCGCCAGATTTAGCGCCAAGACGCATGGCGCTCATAATTGACAAGACCGGTCAATTTCCATTCATCGCTGCGTCGATTGCCTCATTAGCAGTATCTCCTGCAAAACAACCGTAATCACTGTAGCAAATCCATTGCGGCCCACAAATAGGGAATCCGTGCTTTTGACAATGCCGATACCTCCCCGCGTCCTCTCGTAACTTCTGCGCCTCCTCAATGTCCTTGACGTAGCTCTGCGAACAGGCGTGATAGAGCTTCTTGTAGTCAGTGACGTTGGCTGGTTCAGCGAAAGTCTCGCCCTCGCGCACGAGCAGGCGGCTTTCAGGATGGCCTTCAATCATATCGGGCTTATCCATAGCAGATCACTTCGAAAGTGATGTAGATCATGCTGTTGCTGCTTCTATCAGGCTGCGCATCCCCGGCAACCGTGTTCAAGCCTGTGGAGATAGCACCACCAAAGTTGCCGCCGATACCCTCGCAGCTGACACGCGAGGAGCCGAACTTTCTAAAGAACTTGATGGGTTTCTCAAGTCCGAAGCAAGCCGAGCCGACAAAGTAGTAGAAAAGTTGAACTTCTGTATCGGCGTGCTGGAGGAAGAGCGGAAGTAGCTACGGCGTCAATTCCCATAAAAGTTTCTGCCCACGAAGTTCATGCGCAGTATCTATTCTTGGGCGACTCGGTACATTCCAGTTACCGCCACCACGTTCCCCAACTAGTCTCCATCCAGCAGCACGCATTGAACCTCCTCCCTCACTTGGAAGCGTGTAGGTAATGATGCGGAGATACCCAAGGCCGAATCCAACCTTACAAATTGCGCCTTTGAGTTTGCTGACTGCATTCTTCGCTCCGTCTGTGCAAAGCCGATTCACTTCCAATGTGAAACCGTTGTCTGACATTCTTGCAACTGGCCTGCCAACAATAGCAACGCCAACAATCTTTGTTTCAATGTCATCAAAAACCGCAATACAAAATTTCGCGCCGGGAACTGGTTTATGATGGCGATGATGAACGGATACGAATGCATTAGCTTCGTCTAAGTTAATTGGAGTTATGATTAAACTCATAGCTATCCAGTTGCAGGCTTGCCAGCAGGTTCTGATTCAGGATCGGCAATAGCCGCATAACAATTCCAGGCCGACACCGGGCGATTCTGCGCGGATACCCACGCCACCTTGCGCGACTCCTCGGACAGTTCCTTAGTTGCCAACAGGAACACGCGGCGAAGGTCGGCGTAGGGGATTTTGGTCATTTTTTCTTTCTTTCAATAGTGAAATTCAACTTCACTACACGGACTAAATCCCATGCTCCAAGAACATTTTTCCATGCCCATGATCTTGTCGGATATGCAGCATTGAATACATAGTCTTTCCCATTCTCGCAGACAAATACACCCCATGCAGTTTGCGGTTCGTCAATGCTTAGTTTTTGAATTTTCATCATCCCGCCCTCAACATATCCCGATACTCCGTGTACCACAGATCGGCTTCCGGCCCTTTGGAATACTCAGCAAAGCACGGAGTTCCCTGCGTGTAGTGCAGTAACTTCGAATCGTTTATTTGCTCCATATTTTCAGGTTCTCCTATTAGAACATTCCATTCTGGCGGCAGAGCGCCTACCTTGTCCGTCCATGCGAATTGATGCAGGTCTAGGCCAGGCGCTTCGTTCACATAGCCAGCGGTTAAATCGCGGCACATTTCATTGTTGAACAGCATCACGCTTGACCAGTTCTTGCGGGCGTATTTCGTCTGCTTCTGCCCAAGGAATTTCGTCTGACCTTTCGGCGTATAGTCGTGCTGAACGACCTGCACGGCGTAATCCCCTAGAATCTTGTTGCACATCGCCGTTGTAAGCAACTCGGACACGTCATGCAACACCAGCACATCGCAGTCCATGAACAGCGCAACGCCTTCGTAATCGCACAGATGCGGCACGAGGAAGCGGCTAATGGCAAAGTCCGTGGAATCGTGTTCGCCACGCTTGCGGGTGAGCATGGGCAGGCATTCGCGGCGTAGGGGCGTAATACTGACCGGACAACATGCGCGGCGCAGGATGCTGTGCGCTGCAACGTGGTATGCAACTGTCTCGCGTTCGTCAAATCCTATGAAGATTCTGAATATCATTTTGTTTCCTTTGTAATAGCCGCATCAGCAGCCGCAAGGTCGCATGGCCGGCAATACTCGCGCAGGCGGGCGTTCTCTGACTTGAGTCGTTCAATCTCCAGCAACGCCGCGTTCATGTGATCCCTCTCATTTTGGAACATCGTGCGCCACTTCAAACTGTCGGCGGCGTTCTCACTGACCAGCTTTTCAAGTTCAGTGATCTTCTTGTTCTTCTCCATCAGCAAATCCTCAAGCAATCCGCGTTCCGTTACTCCCCATGCGATGCGCTTCTCAGCCTCGGCCAGTTGCGCCAACAGCGTAGCGGCGTGCGCGTCCAGTTCGCAAATCTCGCAGCTTCGCGCAAGATGGCCGTGCGGGCAGACGCTACTTGTTTGCATGCCAAGCCTCCACGCGGCGGATTAGGTCAACCCACTTCGGGTCTTTGTCCAGCCATTCGTCTATTAGATCGTTGCACACCTGCTCCGGCATCGGCTCGCGCAGGCGCTTGACTTCCGCCCGCAACTGATTCACAAGTTCGCACCAGTCGTCGCGTGATTTGTTTGCGGCGGCGAGGTCGGTTTCGAGTATCTGTGCATGAGACTGCATCCTACCGAAGCGGTTAATAGATCGGTTCCATTCACTATCACCGCTTTCATGTGAAACAAAGTCTGTTCTCGGCGTCTTGCTTGGCTCGCTCATTTTCCCCTCGCTTTCTTGCAGGCGCGTGCTAGTTTCGTCACTTGGCCGAACGCTGACTTTTGAGAGTCACCTGACCATATCGCGTACCAGCGCATAGCTGCCTTATACACCGCGATCTGATTCGGCAGCAGCATTGTCCTGAGAAATTCGCGGTCTTTCTCCAGAGCCGTGATGCGGCGCTTCAGCTTGGCGATTTCAGTGTCCCGTTCTCCCAATGCCGACAGAGCAACTTTCAAGGATTTGATTGCGCTCATCCCCGATCCTTCAGGTAGGTTTCAATCTTTACAGCGATCTCGTACAGCCGTTCTGGTATCGGCGCTTGCAACATGATTTCTCGCACCGTGGCTTCAAGCAACTTCGTCGCCTCGTCATCGAACACCTTTCTTATAGTGTCATTAAATCGGCGCAACTCTGTCGCCTCGTCCTGCTTCGGCTGCGGGGAGAGTGCGCGCATCTGGTCGGCGAAGTATTTATCCTGCGTGCGCTGCTCGTACCAGCGTGCCGCAACCTCCACCCCATCCACAAAGGTCGCCTCGCCTGCAGGCAGGATGGTGACGGGGATGCACTGGTCTTTGCATTGCCAGTTATTTGGATCACCGAAAGCAATGTAATCAATCTCGCCGTTTTTTAGTACCGCCCATCCCTGCGTCGGCTTCGGCGGGGTCATGTCCACACCTCGAAAGTGATGAGGATCATGCTGCTGCTGACGATTTGGATTGTGGTCATATCGCCGCCTTTTCTTTTTCTCGATTGGTAAGCACGGCATCAATCCATCCGAGTGCGCGATCATAGTCGGCTGATTTAATCATGGCTAACTGTTCAACTTTCGCGGCTTTTTTCAAAGCGGTAGGCGAAATATTGTTATCTATACATAAAGTATCCAACGTTGCGCACTGATCCGGTGTTATATATGAATCGCCTCCCGCCTGCTGCGCCCCTGAAAAGGGAGTAACAGGGGAGCTTGCGAGAGAACCAGTCTCGGCAGGCGGGGGCGAACTTTGAGCGCCTGAGCCTGCTGCCCATTGCGCAATTCTTTTTCCAGAATCCTCTGTGATTGGCTTGTCCAGAGGGAATAGCGGCTTGTGCTGTTCCTGTAGCTTAATCGGTTTCGGTATTCCAGGCGCGTCTGCGGTCAACAGGAAACTTGCAGTTAGTTCATACGGCATTGACTTTTCGCAGACAGGCATCCATCCGTTTAGGCCGGTGGGAGACTTCTTCGGGACAATCTCCATTTTCCCTTTGTCGTTCTTGACCATTTCAACCTTTTCCTCGGCTCGGAAACAGAGGATAAGGTGAGCGCGAACCTGTAGCAGCTTTTGGATCATCTGCTTGTGCTGAACCTTTGGCTTGATCCAAGCTGCCATTTTCACCCGTTCGCGCTTTCCCCAATCACTCCCGGCCATGCGTTCAAGTTCATCTTCGTGCATGTCCAGTACGCCACCATCGCCGGCCCATTCGTGGGAGCAACTATCGACGACGATTACCGGATATCCGGCCTTGTCTGCGGCAATGATGGCCTCGGCATAGGTGTCAGGGTTGAAAGGTGGTTTCAAGTCGGCATGATCGAACAGGAACATATCCGCGTAGTGCTTGGCGCGGCCAGCTTCAGTATCAATCACTGCAAAAGGCTTCCCGCCAGATATGCCAGCCGCCAGCCGCATCGCGGTGTAGGTTTTACCTGATCCACTTGCGCCGATTAGCCCAATTAGCAGGCCAACATTTTCACGGATTCCGCGCCGGAATGTGATGCTCATTTTTGTTCCTCCCACAGTTTATTCAGATCGTCAGGGATTCCGTGTTCGTCAACGCCTGCCTGCCGTTCCTCGAATTTCGCCAGTTCCCATGATGGCGCTTCGGCCCAACAGATGCGGGTAGGATACGCAGGCCATTTGCGAGCCTTCAGGCAGTCCGACCATTGCGCGATAGCCTGATCCACCTTGCGCTCAGCCAAGTCGAGCATGGACGGCGCTAGGCCCACCAGCGAGCATGCATGCGGCGGTTTGTTCTCAGCGACCAGAAAAACGAATTTCGGGCGCTTGCCGGTAAGTTTCTCAATGCCTCTGGAATACAGTGCTGCCTGAACGTCGTATCCCATGCTGATAACCTGCCGAATGAATGCTTCAGGATTCGCGCTCGTGGCGGTCGTTTTTAGGTCTAGGATTACGGATTGATCTGCGGATAGGAAGTCAGCGCGGAGTCGGAACTGTGCGTCGTTTTCCTCCCACAGTCCTGTTACCTCGGAATTGCCATTTCCGAATATCCCGGCAATTTCCGATGCCTCAATGTATCTCCTGACTACACCAACCATTTCCCGTATTGGCTGAATTTTCCCGGCCAGAATCGGAGTTTTCCCGGCAGCATAGGCAGCATCGCGGAGTTCCTTTGCAGCCTTGGTGCGCCAGTCGGGAGCGTCGATTATTGACAGGCAATCCTCTGATCCTTCCAGTAGTAGCGCGTGCGCTATCGTACCGGCGTCTGCTTGTTCGGATTCTTCAGGCTGGCGGCTTGGATTAAGATACGACTGGTGCCACGCATGATATGGCGATTGACTGTACAACGTTGCC